TTTATTGTTGTTTTATAAACACCACCATCAAATTCATACTCTACATCTGTAGATTTTGGATTAGGTATATAAGTAGAAGCTAGATCACGAGCTGTTGTTTCTTGCTGTCTTTTAATTTCTTGTAAAGTATCTCTTGCAAAATCTTCTGCAAATGATGTTAATCTAGCGGCACGATTACGTTCTGCTGTGGCCATAGAACTTAGTCCAGTGCCTTTATTTACTGCTATTTGTGAAGCAAAAGTTTCTTCTCTTTTAAGTTTTTTTAATGCCATTATTCAAACTCTCTAATTGTTTTAAAACCAGTCATCAAACCACGACCAATAGTATCGGCAGTTGCTGACTTAGTTTCTACTGTCTGTGCTTTTGCTTGTAATCTAGTTTGTTGTGCATTTCTTAAATTATTTAGTCTAGTTTCCAATCCTTCTAATGCAATAGCATTGACATCATTTCTATAGGTATCAAAGTTGTTTTCTAAAAATGCACGATAACTAGGAGAATCTAATGATATACCACTTTGAGCCATCAAAGCTCTATTCTCAGAAATATTTGTAAGATATTCTTTTCTTCTTTGCCTTGCTTTTTCTTCAGCTTCTAATGCATCAGATTGTGCTTGATCTCTATATTGTTGCTCAATCATAGCTAATCTTTGTTGCTCTAATTGACCAGCACGTTGCTGTGCTTGTACTGACATTAATGTGCTAGCACCTTGAACAAATAAACTTACCAAAGCTAATGGTGAAAAACCAAATAACATTAAAAATAAACCTCCGTTGTTATACCCAATACCCTCATTGGTAATGGTACTGACTGCCTAATCTGTAGATTCGGCTCTATGCTATACCCTAATGGATAAATTTCTTTTTTACCAGTAAAACTGTCCAGTCCATCAGAGGTGTTAATACTTGTAGTAGCTATGACAACATCATTACTATTTACAGTAAGATTATACGTAGTAGATAATTCTACAATAGACTTTGCTATTTTTCTTGGTAAACCAGTAAGTTGACCAGCCCTACCTGTTGCATCTGGGCTAAGTGTATCAATCTCTACTGTAAAGTCTAATCCTATATCTACTGCACTTGCAGGTGTTTGGAATGATACAACACCACCACTACTTACAGTGCCAGTGCCATAATAATAAACTGCACTATCCTCATTTGTTCCAGATGTAGCAAATACTGTTTTTCCTATATGAGTTGATAGTCCACTAAATACTTTGCTTGTTACAAACTGTAGTGCTACACCATCTGATTGTGAAGATGCTGTATCAATCACAATAGTATATTCACCAGAGTTACCTGTTGCTGTAACAGAGTTTATAGTAAAGGTAGTACCAGTACCAGCAAACTGAAATGTTTCTCCAACACTAGGAGCATTACTAAATCCATCTGCTATAAATGTTGTAGTAGAAGAAAAAGCACCATTTGTTAATGGACTGCCATGTGGCTGATAACTACCAGAAATAGTTTGTGATACTGTATAGTCTGTTGGTAAGTCAAATGCATGATCACTAAACTGCTCTAATGAGTATTTATCTACACTATTAATACTTCTCTTTGTTGCTACATATATATCTGTAGTAGTACAGCATACTGATGTATAATCACCATCTGTATTCCACTGCATCCATCCTGCTATTTTTTCATTTCTTTGTGATAAAAATACTGCAATATTACCATCATCATTTACAAGTATATAAAACTGTTCTGTTCGATCTGGTACAGATGAAAGTTTAGCAGTATCTACTGGATTCTTAATAAGATGACTAGATAGTAAAGATATACTATTCGAACTATATTCTTCTCCAGATTCACTAAATAAATACTCTCTTACAGTCTTACCATTATTCTGTACAAATATAGTTGCATTATCAAACTGTCTTGGTTTTGCTTTTGCTTGTGAGCCAAACATAGATTGATTTACTATACGTATATCAGTTGGTGTTACTGGTTGCGATACTGGTGGTCGTAAGTAAAACTCTCCAGTGCTTGTTAGTATTTGCAAATTTTTACCAGATACTAAATGTCTTATTTCATTAATCTGATCTGATGCTATTTGTATTTGTATTGATTCATCATCTTCTGCTGTGCCAACATCAAAGTTAAAAAAGTTAGCAATCTTACTGCCTTGTATTCCATCTGGCAAACCACTTGTACCACCAAAGTATAGTCTTTGTTCATGGAAACAAACTGTTTGTGGAAAGCCATTTACATCACATATTACTTGTTCATCCCAACTTCTGGTTGGGGGGTGGCCCGATACAAAAACATTTACACCACCACCATCAACAGATTCTGTTGCTGTATCTGATGAACCAGCTGTATAAGTAAAATGATTATCATCTGTAACTGTAATAGTAAATGTACCATTCAAGTTACCTTGTGCTAAACCAGCACCATCTGTATCAAATATATCTTCAGCACCACTTATGGTTACAGAAGCTCCAGTAGAAAAACCATGCTGTACCATTGTAATTTCAACAACACCAGAACCTTGTGTAGTTCTAAAAGGATCTTCATCTAGTGGTATCTTTACTTCTCCTTTTAATGTTGCAGTTACAGTTGTTGCATTAGTAAAACCAGTAATCAGCAGTTCTATACCATGATAACGAATACGTTTACCTACATAGCTAGATGTAAAATAATCAGCTGATGTAACACAAGATACACCAGTTGCATCTTTAGTTGTGCTATTTATATCTAGTGTAATAGTTGCATCTGCAAATTTAAAATATGGTTGAAATACTTTCTCACCATTTATACTAGTAGCAAAGGCAAAATCAGAAACAGTAAAGGTAGTAGCACCAGTTCTTTTAATAACTTGGGGGTGAAAACCAGAATGTACTACAATCATAGTATCTCCAGTCTGTGTTACATCTAGTTCAAAAAGGTGTGAGGTAGTCCAATCACAGCTACTTATAGTCTGCAATAATGTACCATTAGTTGAATATATTTTTAATACTGTGTTTTGAAATGCTAAGATATATTCTTGTCCAGCACTAAATACAAAACTTTCTAGTCTAGATTCTGCACCTAGATCTGCTCGAAAAGCTGTGCCACATCTACGTTCGATAGCTCCTTGATTCATAGGAATAACATTACGTGCTTTCTGTAAACCAGATGCATATGCAGTTAAATCAGTACGTGATATTAGTTTGGGATCTAATTCACCTCTAAGAAAGTTAGACTGATGTACTCTTTGCATACCCATGTAAAACCTATGATGGTGTCGTAGCTGTTATATCGTTTAAAGCTGTTCGATTACGTACATTTCTAAATCTATCTACATCCACTCTACGTGTTGTTTGTGCTTGTGAATCTATAGCTTTTGCACTCTGCAATTGAGAACGTGCTTGTTGTGCATATAATACTGAAAGCTGATCGTTACGTGCGATTGCACCAGCGAACAAAGACGCTAGTTCAAATACTAACGCCTTTGTAAAGTAGGGAGGGAAAACACTTTCACTTGGCTGAAAAGTATAATCTGCTATTACCGTATCAGAGCTAGTAGTATCTGTAAATAAATTTTGCTCATATCTGTCATAAACTATAACTTGATCTCCTACTGTTACTGTATGAATAATTATTGCATCAGTTGGTAAAGCGTAAGATGATTCATATCTTGCATCTGGATTAGATGTATTCTTACTTAACTGTGCCTGTTTACTTGCAAATCTCCAGCGACATTTTGTCAATAAATCTTCTAGTGTTGTTTCATATAGCTGGTTTGCAACGATTGATTCTGTGGTGTTTTGTGAGAAGCTTGAGATTGTATTAGCACCAACTAATACTAAAGCTTTGTTACATATATCAAATTTACTAATAGTCATCTTGTCCTCAATGTTGAGGGGGGACGAACCCCCCTCGATTGGTTATGTGCCGTTAGCTACAGTTACAGTTGATGCGCCAGTTGCACTTGTTACAACTACCATATCTACTGTTTCAGTGCCACCAGTTGAAGCAACTACAAAGATAATATCATGTTCTTTGAGTTCATTTGTTGCATCATTAAAGTACCCAGATGCTACAACTGTACTAAGTGCATCAGTACTGCTGTAGTAGAAGATACCTCTTGCACCACCAGCAACTTTTAATAAAGCACTTGCTGAATAAGCCATATTATATCTCCTTTCTTATTCTGTGATCTGGCACTCAATAGCACCATTGTTATCAATCATCACTGCGCCCATAGACATATATGATGTGATAAGGTTACTAACTTTCTCAGGTATATAGTTTACTTCTGTTCTAATATCTGAACCCATAGCAAGTCCAACAGCTGATTTGTGATATGCATGGCAATCACGAGTTGTACTTGAAATAGATAGACCAGAATGTGTAAACCACATAAACCCAAGCCATCTCTTTGCAGTCAATCCACCAGCATATGGTAGATCGCCTTCTCCGACATACTCTGAACGTGAGAATTGGTCAATTTGTAGAAGGTCTGCCCAACCAGCTGGAGATACAACAAAGTATCTTTGTCCATCATCTGGGACATCTCCTTCACCAAATGCTTCATAAACAGTCAAAGCTTTAGCTAGAGTTAAAGCCGCTGATCCGTGAACAACGTTGTTGCTGTTTGAACCTGCGTCTAAGACATCAATGATAAGTTGGTCTGTCTTTCTACCTAGTGCGGCAGATGCTGACATAGCCAATACTTGTCTTTCATCAATGTTTGTTTTCAGCTCATCTAGTCTATCGACATAATCGGCAGCATAGAAGTCTGAAAGAGTAACGTCTACTGTTGAATGGCTGACATCCATTGTTGGAACTTGTGCGTGTCTACTTTTAGATACTGCACTTCCAGTACCAACTTTTTGGAATCGAGCTTGGTTACCAGTAACGTTATTAAGTTGCCTTACAGTATTGCGAAGTTTAGAACCCATACGTTGATAGGCCATATGCACTTCTGCTTCAAACTGTTTAATAAAGGCAGTACTAATAGATGTACTCATAATACACTCCTTGTATAAAAGTTAAGTTAAAAATTAGACAGTTATCCAAGTTAGATTATCTCGGTTGTCCATTGTGGGCCTATTTCATCTAATATGGGCTGTGTTCCATATTTAGTTACATTTTGTAACTTCTTATAGAAATACAGTATTTTTACGTTCTTGACAAGTGTTGGTTTACTTACAAAGGTAAAGTCTTGCCATTTTAACCATTTTATAGATCTTTTATTTTCTTCGATAATGTAATTAGAAACAAAAGTATAGTGTTCATTTAAGAAATGTAACCATCTTTTATTTTTTTTTAGGAAGTCTAAATAGTGTTTATCCAACAAATCAGAAGCTATAAACCATATTCTGCCAGTAGATGTATCTCTAGCAAAAGGCATAACACCAAATATACCAACAACATCTTTATTGTCATTGAAGATAGTATAAGTATGAACGTTGTCTAGCTTAGTTCTGAAAGGAAACATCAATGCTTGTAATGGTTCTAATCCCCATAAAGCTATTTCATACCTATCGATCTGTCGTATATTTGGTGCTAACCTCCAACAATCTTCTGGGATTGTTTTCTCGCAATATAATCCTATCTGTATAACCTACTAAATGCTTCATCTACTTTCCGTACAAATGATGCATCCCTTTCTTTAGGATCATAGTATCTTTTGTCTTTCATCATACCACGTACATCTTCTAAAGTAAGTGGTCGTTCTGGTTGAGTAACTTGATTAGCAGAAGAAATACTTTGTCGTTGTGTTTGCATCATACGTTCTAATGCTTCGATACCTTCTGCTGTAGCTCCAAGTGTACCAACTATTGCTTCATATTCTTCTGTTGAGAAAAAAGTAGAAGCCCAAGAGTTTACAGCATCTAAACGTGCATTAGCATTTTCTCCAAGTTTTTCTTTCTCACGATCAATGTCGGGCATATTGCCTAAATAACTATCAACATATTTATTTATACCTTCTTGAAATATTTCTTGTGAATATGCATTTTCATCACAATGTTGTTGCCACCATTCTGTCATTGGATTTTCTTGTAACATTTCTTCAGTAATACCTTCTGGTAATGCTGGTAGTTCATATGCTTCTGGTTTTTCAGAATCAGCTTCTTCTGATAGTTCATTGATAATAACTTCACGTAGTTCATCTTTTTTACCACCAACATACTTTTCAAGATTAGTATATGATTTACCAAACTCCTCCATATTAACATCTCCAGTTTCTGTATTCCAAAACTTTTCTGGTACATACTCTGGTCGAGGAGCAGGTTCTGTTGTAGTAGGTGCTGAATCTTCTGCTGGTGTTGCAGTTTCTTCAGTTTGATTTTCTACAGTTTCATTTTCATTCATTAGTCTTATCCTTTACTATTTTTTGACTTTTACCTTTATTTATTCTTCTCTGGATTAACCCAACAATATATCGCTGTCCTTCTAAATGCATCAAGTGTTCTTGACTTATCTGAGGCCCAGCTACTGTTTCTATAGATATAGAACGTAAGTACTCTAGTACTTTTGCACCAGTGGGTGTATTAAATGCAACTGAAAAAGAATCATTAAGATTCTGCTCATCTTCAGCTGATCGTTCCAAGCTATCTAAACCTATAAGTTTATCTACCATCATCTACTCCATATTCTTTTATTAATATAGCATGCAGAAACCATATAGCTTTTTGTATATCTTCTGCACCATTCTTTTCTCTATGCCTAACAATATATTTTATTGCCGAAGCATCTGGGTATGGCATCTCACGTACAAAGTCATAAGTTTGTAACTTCTTGCCACAATCACATACACCCTTCTGATAATAAGTCGGGTTTATTTTATCTGTCATACAATATCTCCAATCCAATCTCCATTATTATCTAGCACCATTGGTAGTAGTCTGGGAACACCATTTAGTATAATTCCACAACCTAATACAAATCGTGTGTTAAAGTTTTTAGCATAACTAAATGCCATAGACTTCTGATTAATCAAACAACCTACATTCATACCCCAATATAGATCTTCTGGGTTCGCCCAATATCCAATACAAAATTTAGTATGGTAGTGGCCCTGCACACAATTCATACCCATTGTCTGTGATACCTTTAATACATCTGCCGACTTGCCATGTGTAAAGTAAACCTTCTTACCATTACTCATTTCAAGTGTAATATCATCTACCCACTTCCAATCCTTAGTACCAAGAAACTCACCATATGGTCTAAGAAACTGTGCAGACATACCAAACTTTATTGCTCTACGATAAACCAAACTACTATGATTACTGTGTACTTCAGTTACATCTGGAAATATAGATTCCAATTCCTTAATATAACTTTTCGCTACAGTCAATTCATCCCCGATAGATGGTAAGTCTGGATTATGCTCATGGAAAGAAATAGCATGGAAATCAAGTAAATCCCCAATATTGATAACTGTGTCGGGTTTAAACTGTTTCTTAACTTTTTGTAGAAATTTAAACGAATCTTTGTGATGGTACGGAATATGTAAATCACTAATAACAAGAACACTCTCATGCATAATACCCTCCTATACTATGTTGTATCTGGGGGTGAGCCTTCCATTGGTGCTTGTTGTTGTTGCTGTAGTTGTTGCAACTGCATAGCCGCTTGTTGCATTTCTTCTTCCGAACGAATTAGTTCTTCTGGAACACCAAGTTTACCAGCAATAAATTTAGCCACTTCATCTTGTTTGACTAGTATATTTAATAGCTCTGGCCCTACCCTCATTTGCATCATCCCTAAAAATCTATCAATAGTAGCAACATCTTGTTGGTGCTGTGCTTGTGCAAGAGGTGAAGATGAACGTATCTTAATCTCTCTACCATTAACAACTGGGATCTTTATCCTACCTTGCTTCTTCAAGATATAGATAACTCTTTGTAAAACTGGGTTGACCAGTTCTGCTTGTAGTCTACCAAAAGCAGCTCCTATCTGTCTTGATAAGTCTGCCATTCTTTCTGCTATCTCTGTTGCAGTCATTGGTGTTTTCTCGTTTGGTGTACCTAACATATCATTGTATAGAGCTTTCTTAATATTGGTTCTCATATCTCTTAGTACAAGATCAGATACATTAAAGTTACCAGCTGGTGCTATTGGCTGTAAACCAGCAGAGCCAGAAGCTTTTGGGATTATCGTTCCGGGAATCAGTGCAATATTGTCTACATTAATAACACCATCATCTTCTACTTGATACATACCAGATATACTCATCTGTGCATTTTCAAGTATCAGTTCGATCACAAGGTTTGCTGTTTTGATTGCTGGTAATGCAAGTTGTAATGGGCCACGACCATATACTTCACCAGCTACTTTTGACCATCTATAAACAACATAAGGATTAGATCCTAATCCAGCAAACTTTGTTTCTAATATTTTATGCTCATACTGCATGGCAACCACACAATAAATATGTTCTTCTTCTTTTGTATTTTCATAATGCCGATATACAACTTCTAGTATATCACATTCCATATCTGGATTCTTATTCATATCCATTGTCATCTTTTCAGACATAGTACCTTTAGGATATGCATACTGTAGATCTTTCATTTTAATTTTACGATTACGATAGATGTGATCTATAGAATCATTATGCCCAGCATCTAATACAATTTGTGGTAATGGTATAGCTTTAAATCTAACTGGGTGTACTGCATCTCCTTCTTCGATCAATAAAACACCTGTACCTACTGCACAGTCTAAAAATGTTTCATGTACTTCTTGGGAAAAGTTTGAGTTTTGTAGTATCTCAAATACATATTCAGTAACCTCATCTAGCATAAGGTTAACTTCTTTTTGCTCATTAGCAGGTATCTCTGATCCAGCTACAAGATCTGCCCATCTTGCATAGTTAGGAACAATCCCAGCTTGTAATCTACTAGCAAACTCTTGTACACCAACTACAGCTGTTTCATCAAAGATTCTATCAGATCTTCTACGACCAATAGATTCAGAATAAAAACTTTCTCTTTGTGGTAATGAAAACTCATAGCACTCCTCAAATGTAGGAGTCCATAAATCTTTTATTGATTGTGCATTTTTATAACGTGATATTAATCTTCTTACATCACTATCTTGATAGTTTTCTGATATTTGTGGTTTTACATCAATGACCATACTAGTTACCTAATGTATCTTTTGTCATCAATGCTCGATCTATTTCAAAACCCTGTCCACCTTTTTTACCAGTAAGCAAAGATCTTTTACCAGCTTTATCTGTATATGCCGCTAATCTCATTTCAAATGTTTTTTGTTTATCAAGTTCAGTCTGACGAGCTTGTTCTTCACGTAATCTTTTTCTTTGTGCCAATACACTAGCATCCTCTGGTAAAGGTGCAGGAGGTTTTGGAGGTTTACTAAGTAGTCCACCAACACACATTATCTCATCCTCTCATATACAGATCTAGGTTTAACATTGAAAACATCAAATTTTCTTCTTGCTATAACAGGTTTACTCTGTTTTTGCCCTATTGTCAATGCACGACCTTCTCCAGCACCTAATAATAAATATTGGAATGCATCATGTATATGACTAAATCTATTCTTGTTTGGTCGTTCATCATACCTTTCACCAGATACTTGTAGACGTTTATAGTGATAACCACCATCAAAACCCTTAATAAGATTATTACATTTAGGATCAATAATCATACCACTCTCTCCATCTGTCATTCTGTTTAATACAGTTGATACAGATTCTAATCTAAGCAACACATCATTAGATGGTGCTGGTCTTGCATTTAGTCCTCGACCTCTTAGTATTTGGAATGGAGTTGATTCATCTGTCTGTACTCTTTGATCTCCAGCTGGATCTCCAAATATAATAAACTCTCTTGGTAAATACTGTGCCATATGTTGTTTCATAAGTTCAGAGAATCTAACTATACCCATATCTTCTGCAACCAGTTCATCAAATACAATCCATCTTCCACGTAGTCTTTGTGCAAATACACAAGCAGGTGTTAGTCCAAAGTCTATTCCTACAAAGATTGGTACACCATCTGCAATAGCTAGATCTCCTTTTGCAACATGAGTACTATGCACAAATGATTCATATACTGGCTTACCATCAGATATTTGTCCTAGCTTATTAAGTACGTATACATCTATCCATGATTTAGTTTTACCACGTATAATATTTTTATAGTAATCTCCAGTTAGATTATTACTATTCTCACATTCTGGATTCGTATCATAAGCTTCGACATCATTGTTCTTATCTTTAATTTCTAGCATAGCAGGTGGCTGATTGTAGAAAGACCAGTTATCTGGTTTTACTAACATCTTAGCTTCTTGTTTAGAAATATATTCTGGTAGTACAGAATCACCAGACATGATTGACCACCAATGCTCAACATCTGGCGGGTTAGTATCGCATATAACACCATACCAAGATGGGCCACCATCTCTCATAGATGGATATCGACCAACCCTCATAGAACAAGCATCTACAATAGACTTAGGTATTTCTCTTGCTTCATTTATCCATACACCAGTAAGTTCGAGTGATAGTAGTTTCTTAACATCTTCTGGTCTATCTAGTGCAAGAAAAATTATTTCTAAATCTAAATCCCCTTTCTGTATTCTGTGTGTAAAAGGTACTGACCAATGAAATGTACCCCACTCATCTTCTGGAAACCAGTCTAGCCATGTTTTGATTGTTGTAGTTTTTAATTGTGGATTAGTATTCCTAATGACTGCCCAACGTGATTTACGTTTACCATCTTCACTAGGTTCTTGTAACAAAGCTCTGCGAAACATTTCAATGCAACAAGCAACAGACTTGCCACTTCCCACTGGGCCACGTAGACCTCGAAGAAAGC